ATTTGGAACAACAAACATTGTCATCAACATCAATGGGCAAGTTTTCTCTGATGACATTGACAGATTGGGGAATGAACTTGGAGATGTAATCATTCAGAGATTGGGTCTTAATATGCGAATTGGATAAACATGGTCACAATCAAAATCAATGCAATAGACAGAACCTCTTTGATTGATTGGAGAACATTTGTTTTCAATCAGGCAATCACAAGTCAGATTGACACTCTGAATTTTGTCATCAAGAGGTATGACACAAAAACATTCAAGCCCTCTCTGCTTGATGATGTTGAAGTTTTTGAAGATAGCACAAAGCTGTTTGGTGGAAAGATTGTCAGATCAGAAGAAGTGATTGATGGCAGATTGCAGGGCTTCAGAGTGAGTTGCAAAGATCACTCTCATGAAATGGACAGCACATTGGTAATCAAGACATTTGAAAACACAACTGTTGATGCAATCATTGCTGACATCATTGCAACTTTTCTCCCTGCGGGTTTCACAGGAACAGGTGTCACTGTCACAACACCTGTCAATTTTATTGCTTTCAACTATGAGCAACCATCAAAAGTATTTCAGCAACTTGCAGAACTGACAGGGGCAGATTGGTTTGTTGATGTGGACAAAGACATTCAGTTCTTTCTGAAAAATGCTCTTGTCTCTCCTTTTGATCTTGATGACACTTCAGGAAATTATGTTTTCAATTCTCTGAAGATCAACAGAGATGTGAAGAATTTGAGAAACACAATCTTTGTCAGAGGGGGAACTTTCAGTGGTGATCTATTTGAGGAAATTCAAGAAGCAGATGGAGTGACAGAAACTTTTGACTTTGGCTTCCGCTATAAAAGCGTGGGGTGGTTTGTGGATAGAGGATCAGGGTTTGTTGCAGAGACATTTGGAATAGACAACATCACTGATCCCACAACTGTTGATTGGAATTATAACTTTACTGAAAAGGCAATGAAACTTGCATCAGCATCAATCCCATCAGCAGGAAATAAAATCAAGATCACAGGACTTCCTCAAATTCCTGTCATTATCAAGAGCAGAGACAATGTTTCAATTGGCACATTTGGAGAGTTTGAACACAAGATCATAGACAAATCATTGGACAGCAAAGAGGGTGCAAGAGACAGGGCAAGAGGTGAACTTATTGCTTGGGCAGACAAGATCAATGAGGGTTCTTTTGAGACAAGAAAATCAGGTCTGATTGCAGGGCAAAGCATCAGAGTGCAAAGCACAATCAGAGGGATTGATGAAAGATTTGTGATCAGCAGAGTTTCAACAAAATTTGAAACTCCAACACAGCTTATTCATCAAGTCATTCTGATCACTCAAAGAACATTTGGAATGGTTGAGTTCTTGCAAAAATTGCTCATAGACAAAGACAAAGAAATTGAGATCAATCCTGATGAGGTGCTTGATAAAATTGAGAGTGCAATTGAAAGCATCAATTTTGCTGAAGCTGTGCAATCCTCAACTGATCACAACAAACAGCTTGAAGCTGTGGCAATGGGAGAAGTTGTTGTTGATGCAAAAGACAATGGAACAATTTTTGTTTATGCACCCTTTCCTGTGCCAACAGGATTGAAAAGGCAAGGTCACTTTGATGGTGCGGTTTTCGCTTAACTTTGATATAATAAAATCATGCAAAAAATACTCAACAAACAAAAAGAGGGAACAACAATGGTCGGCATTTGGAAAATTACTCTTGAAGATATATTCACAGGCAAAAAAAGGGTCTATGAATTTAAAAACCTGATCCCAACAGCAGGCAGAAACAATGTCGCAAAAGCCCTTGCAGGTGATCTTGCAACTATTGCTGAAGCAGAGATCAACTTCACATCTCTTGGCACAGATGCAACCGCCCCCACAAATGGTGACACAACTTTGGGAACTGAAACTTTCAGAAAAGTTGTTGCTTCAAGAACATCATCTTCAAATCAGCTTTTTGTCACTGCTTTTTATACAGCAGTGGAAGTCACAGGAACTTTCAGTGAAGCAGGACTTCACATCAATGGAACAGGAGTTGCTGACAGTGGAACTCTTTTTTCAAGAGTGATCTTTTCTCCTGCAATTACAAAGTCAGCATCAGAGACATTGACGGTAGATTATACAATCACAATCACATAGAAAATGGCACTAAAAAACACACATCAAGCAGGTGATCCAATAAAAGCTGTGGACATAAACAGCAATGTCACAGCAATTTTGCAGAACTCTCACAACATTCTTGAACTCTTTTTGGAAAACTTCTTTTCAGCAAAACAAACTCCATTCACAGGGCTTTTCTTTGATGGATTTTCTGATCAAACAAAAGTGGATCAAGACAACACAAATCTAGTTGAAGCACAATCTCACACAATTGATCTTGAAAGTGACAGCAATCAATCTCTTGATGTGACAACAACAGGGATTGACAGCAGTGATGATCTCACAGTTGAAGCATGGATCAATGTTGAAAGCACAGCATCACAAATCAGAACAATTGCTGGAAAAGGCACAGGGGCAGATTTGCATTATATTTTATATTACAAAGGGGCAACAGGAATTTTGGGGTTCACAGTTTTTGACGCAAGTTCCACAAGAATTGACACTATCACATCAACAGAGGGTTTCACATTAGGAACATGGCATCATGTTGCAGGTGTCAGAAGAAAATCAGATGGAAAACTTGCCATTTATGTTGAGGGAATAGAAGTTGCAACAACAACAGCAGGTGTTGGAACAGCAATGAATAGTGGTGACAGTGATCCTTTCAAGATTGGTGGAATTTTGATGAGTGATGGTGCAATTGATGGTTCTGCTGTTGGTGTGGATCAATTTGATGGATTTATAGATGAAGTGAGAGTTTTCAATGTTTTCAGAACACCTGCACAAGTTTTGGCAGATAAAGATACACAAATTTTAGGAAGCACAGCAGGATTGATTGGTTATTTCAAATTGAACAATTCTCTTTTAGATGGAACTGCAAATGGAAATGATCTGACAAATGTGGGCAGTGCAGTTTTTCAATCAGGCAGTTTGCCTTTCACTCAAACAGGAAACACATCAGGACAGGCAGACATTCTTGTTGCTGATAGTTCTGTTTTTGCTGTTGGAGAGGAAATTCAAATTTTTGATGGTTCAAATCTTAATGAGAAAATAATTCAAGCAATCAGTGGCATCACAATCACTCTCACAACAAATCTCACAAATTCATTTTCAGTAGGATCAAAAGTCACAAGATCAAATGTAAATTTCAACACCACTGAAAAAAGAATTGAACATGGTGGTTTGGGTTCTGCTGATTTTGATGAAGATGGGGGAAGTTCAACTGTTTATGATGCACCTGATAGCACCTCTCTTTCAATTACAGGTGATATGTCAGTGGAATTTTGGGTAAAGATTTTAGAAAATGCTGTCGCTGATACAATTATTGTTGGTAGGTTTGGTGGTGGCGGTCAGCGTGCTTGGCGTATTGGTTTGAAAACCGCTGGTAATAATACAATAGATATTTCAATTGCTTCAGATTGCACAAATCCAACCTCAAAAGATTCCACAATTGTTTTGGTTTTAAATGAATGGACTCATATTGCTTTTACTTATGATGCTTCGGCAGGTTCGGTTATATTTTATAAAAATGGCATTGCGGCAAATACGGTTACTGGATTACCGACTTCAATTTGCGACCCAACTGATGATTTCAGAATAAACGCACAGACAAATGTGATAGGCAACTCAAATGAAATGCATCTTTCTGATGTCCGAATTTGGCAAGACATCAGAACACCTGCTGAAATTTCTGCAAACTTTGAAAGCAAATTGTTAGGATCAGAAACAGACCTCAATGCTTATTGGAAATTGGAGAGTGATGCTTTGGACAGCACTGCAAATGGAAATGACTTCACAACAATAACAAATGCCCCAACACCTCAATTTGTTTCTGATACTCCAACACCATTTGGACTTTTGATCAGTGTTTATTATTCAGCAAAGCAGAAGTTTCAACAGGCACAGGGATTTATAAAATTATGGGTTGTTAGAAACTTTGTGGTTCAGCAAAATCTTGATAGTGCAATAATAGTGGGTGCAAGTTCACTCACAGTTTCAGGAGATCAGACAAGCAAATATGCAAATGGAGACACAATTGATATTTCCGAAGCAGAAAATCTGAAAAGGGAAAGAAAGACAATTTCAGGAACTCCAACTTTTTCGGCAGGTGTCACAACAATCAACTTCACTCCTGTCACAACAAATGCTTTTGGAATATCAGATTTTGTTGAGAGAGTTGATGTGACACCTCAAATTTCTATTGTGAACAGAGATGCAAGTGAGAGTTTGCAGAACATGACACTCAATCAAAGCATTGTTGATTTTACAAACAGCGAGGTGGAAGATGAATTTCAATTTGATGCTTCCGCTGATCCACAAGAAGATTTTGTTGTGAAGCTGAAGCTGACAAGAAATGTCACAACATTGACACCTTATGCCAAAAGATTAGGAGTTTCACTCAATCAATAATATGAGATCAAAACTACCATCAGGGGCAATTGAGATCATTCAAAGCCCTGAAGAAAAAGAGAATAATAAAAGGATCAAATCTTTGAAGAAGAATTTGAAAAGCAAGAAAGACAAAGACCTGACATCAAGTGAGGTCAGAGATTTGGTTTATGCTATTGCCAAGCATCTCAAAATTCTATGAATGACAATGGAGACAAAAAATTGAGTGTTGAACACCGCCTGACAAAAGTGGAAACCATTTTGAAAGTTATCTATGAAAATGATCTTCCTCATTTGAAGATGAGGTTGAATTGGGTCATTGGAATTTTGATCACTCTCTTGCTGACTATCATTGGGGGATTGAGTGAAACTCCTAATCTTTTGGCATAAGGTGTC